CTTTTAAAGTTTACGTTATTTGCAACGACAAACGATGCATACATGTCTCCACCATCAAAGCCGAAGTTCTTTTGCTCTGTAATCTGCGGCATCGGGTCTGGCTTCACAACCTCTTTTGTTACAATCTTCTCTACCACTTTTTCCACGATTTTTGGTTCCGGAAGTTTCAAGCTAAGCGCATCGCCGCTATCTTTTACAAGATGTATATGCGATGTTGCGGTGAACGTCTCTTGACGTATGTTATCGTTCTTATAGTCAGCGTCTGGGTAAAGGAGCGTAACTTCCACATACAGAAATCCGTTACGAAGCTGATGATTGTCAAAGAACACGATAAGTTCGCCATCGCTTCCTTTGCGGCAATTCGTGCAAGTGTCGCCAACACGGCTCGCTTTGTATGCGCGTGTGCCGCCATCAGTCGTGGCACGTAATCGAAAATCAACGTCAGGCCATGGCATCGGTTTGCCGTCACGCTCTAAGCACACAGCCAAAGGGAAATCACTTTTATTGTTAATTCTTACTTCGCCCTCAATTTTCGGGGTGGGCTGCCCGATGATTAACTTTTCCATATGTTTTTCGTGTTAATTTATTTTACTTGTGTCTCTTTGTTTGATGTACTCCCCAAGATACGGTATCTTGTCAACCATCTTTAATGTCAGTACGTAATAGATGAAGCCTGCTACGGCGTACATGGGTGTCCCCTCAACAAGCATAAGTCTCCAATTGCGCACAATGTTCGTGGCATAAAACCAAATGGCAACTCCGCACAACGCCTTTATAACACCGAGAGTCTCCGCTTCGTTGTGTAGGAAGTGTCCGACGATAAACAATGACGCAGAGAGCACAAAGAATATCGTGCAATGATAAAAGAAAACCATGGATTTCTTCAAGTCCCATCGCTCACCATGCACCATTCCTGCTATCCACCCGAAGATGTAATTAAGCAGAAAAACAATAACCATGGCAATCATGAAATCCCTAATTGGCAACAGTAATGACAATACACCACTGATGACGCTTCCGATAATATATTTTATGTCGTTCATACCTCTTTGTTTTACAGGATTATCACATGTAAGCCGTAGCCAAACGCTACGCCTGCAACCGTCAAGCTCCAATCGACAATGTCGGGCCTGCCTCCCCATAGCTTATCCTTTAACTCCAATGCACTCGCTACGCCTATGCCTGCGTATGTCGCACAATAGATACTGTTTGCAAACAAACCTATCAATACGCCGCCCAACAGATGTTTTCCTCTGTTGCTCGTCTTAAGCCATTCTTTTATCTTCTTCATCTTTTTTATGTTTTAATTGTTATGTCCAATTCATATCCCAAGAACCTGCGTAGAACACACCGCGACCAAGTTTGTTTGGATTGGTTTGGTGGGGGTAAAGCCATTCGGGGGCTACATAGAAATAATTTGAAGCCGTCCCTCCGGAAAGTTCTCTCCAACCACCGATGTCCACAATTTTCACCGTCTGTACATTGTTCCCGTTGATAACCGTCCACGTCTTCCCTTTCCCATGCCTGCAGAAAGCGTAATTGTTGGCAACAGTACAGTTAAAGATAATGACATCTATTGAGGCACCGGCTGGCTCTGGGTCATTAGGATTTACCAACACGCCGCCAGAGTCTTCTCCGAGTATATCGCCTCCGGGACTGTACAACGGTACCATGTAGGCAGTCTCACCAGAATTGAGGGTTACGGTTTTCATTCTGACCTTTACGCCACCCTCTATGTTGTCGCCAACATACACGTGCATGATGTCGTTTTTTATCACAGCACAGGTCCTCGCCCGGTGTCCGAACCTACCACGGCACCAAATGTCTTGTGACAAGAAGCGTAATGGTCTTCCGTCTTTCAGACCTTGCATTTGAAGGTCCCCGTCGCTGATTTTCATCGTACCATCTTCGCTGAATGTAAGCGTTGCAATCACATTTCCTTCTCCGTCTACACATTTCAGGTTTTTAAAAGTTCCACTAACACTATCCAAACCTCCATTAATAGTCACATTCTCGAATGTAGCATTCTTGGCATCAATTATCTTGCCTTGAATACCATCCGCCATGACCTTATCCACGTCGATGGCCATAGCTATTATTTTACCATCCTTAAACAAGGCTACGACGTTTCCTTTTGCATCTATAAACTCGGTGTCGCCGTTGAGTGTGATACGCTTTTTCTCTCCGTTCAAATGAACGCCTACCAACTCAAGCCCTGTGCCAAGGTCCGTAATACTCTGCGAAATCGTATTCGCCGTGACTTTTATCTGCGCAAGAGAGAACTGTATGTCCTTGACGTTTGCCGTATAGTCGGCCGCAACCTCTCCCGCGTTCATCATCGGCTGTGACACCCACAAGCGTCCGTTGCGCCACACAACGAACTTGACTTCCAGCTTCTGCGAAGTTAGGTTGTCGGGCGTGGTAAAGGTATGTTCAAGCTTCTGCCACTCGTTCACTTTTGCAGGTACGATTGAGACAGGGTCAAAAAGTCGCGTTCTTTTGCCTTTGTCTACCATCACGACCTCCAAACCTGCACCGTTCTTGCCATTCGTGAATGAACCCAAATTGTCCGTGCGTATCATCGCAGAAACGGTGTATTTCTTCTTCGGTGCACAGCCCTCTACGACGAACATCAGTGAATGATAGGTGTCGGCAGCCTGCCCGTGTTCCTCAATAAACACGACATTCGCATTGTTGTACTTCACATTTTTGTCAACACTTGCCCCGTTCATGCTCCACACGCCCTCGATTGGTTCCAAGAACGTTGACCCTACGAACATGTTATGAATGAGTTTCGATACACCTTTTACGCTTGCAACCACCTCACCGAGTTTCTGATTTGCCTCCAATAAAGCCTGCGTGTCGTAAGTCGCGGCAACGACGCGTGTGTCTAACACTTGTGTACCTTTCTGTATGCTCACATTGAATGAGCCGAGTTGCTTTTTCGCGAAGTCGGCAATCGTGGTCACGCACTCCCATTCCCCCGTCGCTTTCTTCGTGAAGTTCAAATTACCTACACGATCGTCTGCCTTTATCGTTACATCGTTTCCTGTATATTTCTCCGAGAAGTCACCGATAACGTGGTGCACCTCATAGCGCAATACGATCTTACATGCGCCTTTATCGTCAACGACAGCCGTTTCTTCTAATGCGTGTAATTTATAAAGTTCCGCATCTTTCCCCTCGACCTTGGTCCATTGATATGCGCTTGGGTCGAGTGGTGGATATGGCTTATCCCATGATGTCACACCGAGGGATTTGCCTTGCGTTGTACCAGCTTGCGCGTCCTTGGGCGTAGGCTGCCATGTGTCAACGCCAGTTCCTTGCGCGAACTGAATGCAACAGAGGTCGAATTTACAAGCCTTGTAGGCATAAAAAAGTAACGCGTGTCCTTGGTCATCGCTCGTTGTTTTTATCTCAAAACGCTGCCAATCCTTTGTAAGCGAGTTGAAAGGTGTCAACGCCCTACCCTCAATACCGATAGAAACGCTTGCCGCCCCACCGACGGCGCGCATATAACATGAAAGGACGAGCGGTGTCCCGGTCTTTCCGAATAGCAAGCGATGTGCTGCATCTTGAAAAAAGAATACACCACCATTGCCGCCACCTGCCGTGACATGATACCCAACAGACGTACCGAGCGGCAATTCCCCACGCTCCGCTTCGGCAAATAGCGAGACACTACTACCCGCAACGTTAGAATTGTAAGGCTGGTCATAGGAAAACTGGTTGTCGCCCTTTGCTGCGTCAGGAATAGGACTTGTCGCAGCTTTGGTCATCGTTTTGCCGTTATCGTCCGAATACCGCCAAAATGTGTTTGCCGACTTTCCGTCATTCACCACGGCCAGTGTTATCTCTGCTCTTGCTTTTACTGCCATAATATCTTGTTTTAATCGTTATAAATACATTCAAATTTCACCGCCCAGTTCAGTACGTCCGAACGCCTCACCAATATTGATTTTCCTACGCCTTGATTGGAGTTGTTGAAAGCCGTGTCGGCCGTGGCGCTGTTCGATGTACGCACCCACGAAAGCTTGCTTGTAGGTATCGTGTCGGTGATATCTGTCTCACCCTTAAAAATACGTGCCGTGAGTCGTGTCTGTTCAACACCACCCTTGAAGATAGCCCCGTTATCGGTCGAAATAGACATTGTGATAGCACCTACCCCGTCACTTCCTTTGTCCACCTGCAACTGCCAGTCGGGATTGTTAGCTGCGGGCTGTGAAGTCACAACCGTACCCGCAGGCGCGACACACAACCACAGTCTACCATCGTGGCTCACTTGGTCGTAGTAGCCATATTTCTCACCTGCAGCCCATGTTCCACGATTTACTACCATTGGGACAGCTTTTCCATTCCGTCCCCTTATCTTGAACAATTCGCTATCAAACTCAACCTTTTTAGGAGAGATTATCGATGTACTCTTGTTTTCAAGTGAGTAGGAGTTTACACCATTATACCACACGATAGCAGGTGCATCGTCGCCTGTCGTGATAATTTCTATTATATTCTGTCTATCAGGCTTTGTTCTGTTACCAAACTGCACCAGCGTATCACCCTCTAAAGGCGCATCACTTCCCTGCTCGCAATCTGTCTTTGAAAGGTCGATGTAGTCTTCACCTTTAGCCATCACCCTGCGCCAATAGTTCCTATTCGCGACACCCTGATATACGCCTGCTTTGATGTTAAAAAACTGACACCGTGCTTGGTCGTCAACGTCCCAAAGGTTCGTTGTAGCCGTCGTACCGTCATCTTGATAGAAGTAGCACCGCCATACATTCCCCTTGTCCTCGATTTTCTTTATCTTCGAGCCACAAGCAGAGAATACAAAATTCCCACCGACATAGCTTAGCTTCCGTTTCTCCAACTCATTAAACACTGCCTTGCCCCAAACAATCAAATCAGTGATAGAAAGCTGATATTTCCCGTCTGTTCTTTGCGTGATACCGAAGCCAGCCTGCTCGCTTGGGTTGAAGTTCCTCGATTGGATAGCTTTCAGTACGGCCTCGCCAGCCTCGTTGATGGAGTAATCGTCACCCAATGCAATTCCTTTGAGGAACTTGATAAGCTGTTGAGCAGTATCGGGCATGTTCTTGCGAAGAAAGTTACTGTCAGTATAGTTCTTAACAAGCGTGCTGATTTGCTCACTATTCAATCCCGCTCCACTGAAATTTCCCGAAAGGATGTTATTTACATCTTCCTTTAACTGCGAGATAGTACCTTTTACGACCTGATTTCCTACGGTTATCTCTTGTATAATCGGATAGTCGAGTTTCGTTATCAATTTGATAACACGGGTAGAAAGTTTATATCCTTGCCCGTCATCAAAGGTTACTTTCTGCCCTATATAGAGGCCGGGGTTTTTCTTTGCAAAGGCTACAGCATTAGAAGCAAACGAATAGTTATTGTTATCCTGTGTTCGTCTGTTTACCTCCTTTATCGTTCGCGCAGCGAGTTCTTCTTGTGCGAGTTTTATTTCATGCTCGCCCATGACAATGTTAAACAGAACGACGATATTACATGTAAAATCGGGAAGAGCCTTGCCATGTGGATAGAGGCCCTCACTTTCGTTTGTCGGGATAATAATATCTCCGCTTTGATACTTAAGTATCTCGTAGTCACCCTTGAGCACAGAAACACCGCTATCTCCGTCTGCCGGATTTGGGGCTATGTTATGACCGTCTTCTTCGTGATAATCAAGTTCAAATCCATCTTGTCCGTTTGGCTGCCCAACCAAAGGCTGCGTAAGGGCATCATACTGGTTATTCGTAGTATGTGCGTTAACCTTGAACATTCCATTAAGCGTGTGCCCTTGCAAGATTTGTTTTTTCTCGTCCAACTCGTAGTCATACCAATAATAGGTTGTCTCAACGCCGTTTACATGCTCCGTCGTCGTATTAACAACCGTTTTCCCTGCTATCTGTGTGATTGAGGGGAAAGCAAGACGCATGTACCAAATTGTATAGGTCTTTTTATTTCCCTTGCTATCCTTTTCAATTTCATTCGTCCCGTTTCTTTTCAGATACCTGACACGCTTGCGGATATTATAAGCGTAGAGGTCTATATGCGGATAAACATCATCAAAGGAAAGAGCCAATGTCTGTTTAATGGCATTTGAAGCATCAAACTTGGCTTTTGTGGTTATCTTTCCGTCAGTGTCGACATAGATGCATCTGTCTGGGTATTTCTCCTTATCAAGCCCTAACCTTGCGAGTGTAGCTACGTTCCCAGTGCCAACAAGGGCCTTTCGAGACATGTTCTTCGTAGAACCTTGCGGATAGAAACAGTTATAATAGCTCTCCTTGCTTTCGTTAACAGAGGCATGCTGTATGTTGTCGTAGACCTTTAAGGTTGGTACCTCCTCGCCAAGGTTGATACTCACTTGTCCGAAGTACAACGCCCTGTGCTCCCATGACAGATGCCACTCACACGAATTATCCTTACATGCCTGCGCGATAGAAGATAGTACCGAAAGAATGTCGTTTGCGGAAACAGAGAACGACACAGACGCATCTACATTACCGCAAAGGGTGTAAGTGAATTGCTTTGCTTTATCTGTTATCCCTAAAGCTTCATTGATGGCCTTACAAGCGTATTCAAGTGCGTTTGTCGTTAACCCCTCGAATGCCCATTCCTGCTGCTTGATAGGGTTTTTGTCTTCATCTTTCGTGTCATAAAGAAACGGCACGCGAGAAAGCCACATCAACGGGTGGTGAAATTCGGGTGCATAGTTAAACCCTTTATCTCCCTCCGACGGAATATAAGTATCAAGCAGACGATATTTTAGTCCATCTTCAAAGGGCACGATATATGAGCCTACTGGTAGCGCGACCTTTACATCACTCTGCCATGACAGTCTTACCAAGTTAGTTTTCCCTAACTCTTCCTCGTGCTCTGCGCCCTCTGTCAGGATTGCATCGAGTATCTTGTTGCCGTTGATGTCATATATCACCATACAGGCAAAGATACGAAGATTAAAGGTTGAAACAGAAGAGGGTAAAAACAGAAAAACAACAACGAAGCGATTGTTGTTTTTCTGTTGGATATGTAGGCTAAATCACCTTGTATTGGCTCTTTGTGCTTGCATTCTCTATGCTTTCGGCCATAAGTGCCGTTATAAGGTCTTTTATCACCACATATCCACCTGCGAGCTTGTCTTCAAATCCACTTTCGTAGCCGATGATGCCCTCGTGAACCTTTGCGAGTGTATCGTAGCACTCATCTAATTTCTTCTTTGCTTCCAGCAATTCGGCTGTGTTCTTGCTTAAAGCGATAGTCTTAAAATCTTTTGTTGTCATAATCGTGTAATATTTAAATTCTAAATGTAACTTATTGATTATCACCCAATCGCATTTTTGCGATTGGGCTTTTTCGCTCGTTTACGCTACCTTGAACTTGTTCACAAAGTAGACCTGCCCCTTTCCTGTTACCTTTGGAGTTATTGTTGTGTACATTACACCATTGTTACCGCTACGAGTGCCTTTCTTCAATTCAAATAGACCTTGTTCAATGTAGCGTTGATTTGGTATGTTGTATCTCTCGCCCTTTGTGCCAAGATACCCATTTTCACGTAACCACTTGAAAAGTCGCTTTTCGCCCATAGGATAGCCGTTTTGGTCAATCAGCTTTGCAAGCTCACCAATCAAGCATGAAGATGCAGAACCGCTGACTGCTTGCGTAAATGTCACCGCTGGGGCTGTTTCTTCTATTATTCTTTTGTTCTCAGCTTCAAGCCGTGCCTTTTCTTCTCTCTCTTGTTTCAGCTGTGTTGCCATTCTGATAACAAGGTCGGGATTGTTCACCATTTCATCAAGCGTAGGCTGCGTGGCTGTCATGCCATACTTCAACAGCTCTTTTATTCTGTCGTTGCACCAAATTGCAAAAGCAGGGCTAAGCCAACGTGCGAACTCTAATGCTACATCTTCATGCATCCATGTGCCTTGTTCAAACTCATTGCTGTTACCTTTTCTAACAACAACTAATTGTGATGGGCAAATCTGCCTAACGGCTGATAATGAGTTGATAAACTCTGTTGAAGCGTTGGTGCGTAACCAATCTTTTGTCGTTTTTCCAAAAGATTTTGCCATTTCTGTTGCATTTACCATCACATTTTTGCCGTTTGCAAAAGAAATCTTACTACCTTTGTAGTCATAAACAATAGGTGTGTTCATATTTGAATATTTTGTTTATACTTGGCAGGTCTGCTCACCTGCCATTTTTGTTTATAAAACAAGGGCAAAAACTAAGAAGTCTTGATGTGGTGTTTAGACCTCGAAGTTAATGCCCTTTTAATATCTTCTCTACCACCTAACACCACTAAGGTGGTTGTACTTTGCAAAGGTATATCTTTATACTTTACCTTTTCTTTTTTCTTCTGCTGATAAAATGACAACGCTTCGGTTGTAGTTTTTTCTCTGTTTTGATAGCGTTGTCCACTATCTCATTAACCCATGATGCTGTTTCTTGTAAGTTGTTCATTGCCCCTTTGGTTTATAAGCAAGCACTTTGCCTAAGTTATACACTACTTGTTCTACCACCCATACAAGTGGCTCACCTTTCTCATCTGTACCATATTGATATATGATAGGCTCGCCCTTTTCGTTTGTGATAATCTCACAATAGGCAGACTTTACTTCAACAAGTGCAGATGCTCTATTTTTCGCATAGCCTACATAAAGTTGTAAGGCATCATACTGAATAGGGATAGCGTTGCCGTTCTCATCTTCGACTTCGTAGCCGTCTTTGTCAAGCTGTAATAGATGTTTGACGGTGGTAGGCTTCACCTCTCTGAACTCTTGCTTTTTCGTGCCTTTGATGATTTCATCAAAGAAACACTGTTTGATGATAAGCGTTAATGTCTTCATACCTTATTATATTATGCCATTCTGATAAGGTTCACAATTTTGAAACAACGATAGCTTTGTTTCTCACTGTCATAGTATACTTGTACGCTGTCATTCTTTTTGCGATTGTCGCCCGATGTAGCAGGTATCAAGTCTTCTCTAAGCGTACCCCACGCACATCTAATCTCGCCTGAAAGTTTCTCAAAGTAGAACTTAACTACACCTTTCTTCATTGCCTTACGTAACTTGAAGAGCGTCCAGACCTTCTTCATTGCTTCTGATAGACTGATGCCGTAGGTCTTAACCAGTTGCCAACTCTTCTTCATTAACTCGCTTAACTCATTCTTAAATGTTGTTGCCATAATCGTAATATTTAATTTGTTCAACTTTTGTTTTCTTAATCACAATGCAAAAGTAAACAATACTATTTACATATACAAGTAAAATGGCAATAAAATTATTGTTGTTAACATTATTTAGTAAATAGTATTATTTACATTATATATATAATAGTTATCTTTGCAACATGAGAATAAAGGAAATACTAAAAGAAAAGGGTATAACTCTTTCACAACTTGCTGATACTATGGGCGTAAGTCGTCAAGCATTGAGTCGCCAAGTGGCTGGAAAGCTACTTGTAGAAAAGGCAGAAGAAATTGCCGACGCTCTCGATGTACCTATATGGCAATTGTTTGCATCGTCCGAGGAGGTACAAAAGGAAAACAACAACATTGTTTGTCCCCACTGCGGAAATCCTATTAAAGTAACCATAATAAAGGAATGAAGTTTAATCAGTACACATGGGACTTGTATAAACAAACTGATGTCGGCAAGAAAACTATTAGCCTGTTTGAAAACGCTGCCCATGATATATCTATATATGATATTGTTTCCAAATATAATCCCATGGAGGCAAGGTTTTCGGATAAAGACAGTATGGAAGATTGTTGTGAACTTCTATGGGAACTTGCAATCGAGAATGTGCCACTGCCAACCAATATAGATGACGCACAAAATCTATATGAACAGATTATAGACGGAGAAATTCTGTATAAGGACGGGGATACATTTGTAGAAAAAGCAGACTATAAAACATATCTCATGGCTAATATGGATATATCTTTCATGCTGTTTTTCAAGGCTCCAGAATATTTCTTTCCTAATATATTCCGATACCATTTCTTTGACCTTATAAAAGTCTTTGATATATTCGATATAGAATTGCCATTACCACCTAAAAAGAGTAATTATCGGGCACGGTGTATGTATTACTGGGAACTATGTGAGACATTATACTCTTTTCGTAAAGAAAATGGACTATCTCCGTATGAACTATGCGCTATGCTTTATGACTTTGGTCAAGGGTTTACAAAGAATATTCCAACAGAATTGCCGAAACCGTCTAAGGCTTGGTTTATTGGTGGGAAGATTATGCATGGAGAAGATTTGGATTTTATGTTTTGGCAAGCAAATGAAGATACCATGCGTGGTGACATTCTCGTACACTACGAAACATCTCCTATATGTGCAATAACATGCATATGGATAGCACAAACGGACGGTGTAATAGACCCTTTCTTTTATTATTATGCTAATACATACATAGGAAATCGAATAAAACTACCACATATAACTTTGAAAGAGTTAAAAAATGACGAATATTTTTCTTCTCATTCTCTTATCAGAAAGAATTTTCAAGGAGTAAATGGCTGGGAAATGAACAATAAGGATTATGTTGAATTTTTGCGAATGATACAAGCAAAAGGTTATGATATAAGTAATCTTCCAACTTTATATTCTCCTAAAATGCCCTGTACTAATATTAAATTAGAAAAAGATGTTGAAGAGCAACTACTTATTCCTCTGCTTCACAGTATGGGAATAACAGACTATATGCGACAAGTTCCATTGCGGGCTGGACGTCGTGAAAGAATATATCCTGATTTTGCTTTGCATTGTACGAAGACAGATAATGGCTATATTGCGAAAGTTCTTATAGAAGCTAAACTGTCTATGCGGAACAAAAAGGAAGTTTATGCAGCCTTTCAGCAAGCCAATTCTTATGCACATTTGTTAGAAGCACCTATTATAATTCTCTGTGATAAGGAAATGCTTCTTGTTTATACAAACGAAAAGGGATTTAATAGGAATAGATATAAAAAGTTCTTTTGGGAGGATATGGAAAATCCAGATAAGTTTAATGAATTGAGAAAAATAATTTACGAATTAAAATATGAATGAATTAAATCTATTCGCAATCGTGCTGATAATCTTCGGCATATTGCAAATTATCCTTTTCTTCAAGTTATGGATAATGACAAATGATGTAGCTGCGATTAGGAGAAAATTTGCTCCACAAGTTGAAGAAGCACAGAAACCGCGTGATTTACTCGGCATGTACGTCCGTATTCGTTCGACAGGGAAGCAAGTGCGGGTTGTTGCTCGTGAAAGTGGTCAATATAAATGTGTTGACGCAACAACTAACGAACCATGTGGTACTTATTCTTATGAAGAATTAGAAGCGTTAGGGTAGCCCATTAAGACTACCCTAAATTATTATGGAGCGTGGACCGATATTTTCTACTGATAACCAGAGTTTTAGACTTCCTTTTCATCATATAGTGGCCCATTAAGTTCTATTTGTCGGGTTCGGTTCTATGAAAGCAAGTCCGAGTTTCGCAAAGGTTCTTTCTGTATTCCTCGCAAAGGTGCAACTTTTCCCCGTGTATTTCAGATGATACACTGCTGGGCTATCCTCGGGAACCTGTATAACAACATCACCACCGCGCATGACCTCAACAAAAGCCTTGTTCTTTGCTGTGAAATCAGAAGCACTATTCCCCTCCATAGTAAAATTAAGAGTTATATTGCGTTCATTCACCTTTGGAATACCAACATACTGAACGCCGTCTTGCGTTCGGTCGTTGTTAGTGATATAGTCTTTCATTGGATAATATCCGTTGAGAACATCAAGGAAGTTATCACCCATTCTCACACCCCATTCCGTAAGGGCATCTTTCCCGTTGATTAACAAATCTGCCATAATTACATGTCTTTAATTTTCTTTTTAATATCTGCCACATCACCGCTCATTGTTTTCATTGCCTTACTCATTGCAGTTGTATCTTCGTGAATACCCTGCAACTCAATGTATGAATTAGCCTGAATGGTCCTCAATTCATCAGCAATGGAATTATGTTCCGTAGCGAGTACCTGCAATGCTCGTGTGGAAACATCTATCGTACTTAACTTTGCCGTTATCAAGTCTTTAATTTGGTCACGTGAGATATTTCCTGCCGTCGTAAGCGCAACAATGTTATTTGCTTGTTCGTAAGTGATAGAAGACACACCATTGGCTGACGCATTCTGTTCAGAGTCTTTCTTTTTGATTAGTCCGGCCTGTTCAAGTTCACTCCTCTTCTTCAATCCCAGTGCTGCTATTTCGTCATTCTTTTTCCTTATGTATGCGATTTCGCCATCGTCGAGACCGTTTTCGGCAGCCTTAGCAATATAATCATACAGTTCTTTGATTTTCGGTTTTAATTCTTCATTCGCGAAACTTTCAAGCAAAGCATTGCTAATCATCTCGTTGATATTGTTTGCAAAGTCTTCCGTCGTGCTCTCAAGATTTTTCAGTGCAGACTTATAAGAGTCCATAAACCCGTCCCAAGAATACCCGGAGAGCTTCTCGTTGAGCACAGATGTAAGCTCATCTCGCTTTCCTGCACGCTCAATGTATGCGTTTACAAGTTCCTCGGGGCTTTTCTGTCCTCCATTGTTGTCAAACATTTCCCTCCACGCAGATAATGCTTGGCTTCGCAACTCTTTCATTTCTTCCGGAGAAAGCTTCCAAACATCTTCTGCTCTATGCACCCTCTTGTCCGACTTCATATTTTGGAGCACCTTATTAAATTCGCTCCAAACGTGCCAGCTGCTGTCAGAGGCGTTCGCGTTGAACGAATGATGGCGGCCATGCTCACTTGCCCTTTTATCTATTGCGCTGCGCTGATTGGCTTCCCAGTCTTCTTCTTCCTTTAGTGCTTTCTTGTACGCCTCTATAGATTGCTCGTTTGTGTTATCCTTTTTAGCGATACTCTTAGAAAGTTCGTCAATAGACTGTGCGAGGCGCTCATTAGATTTTGTGAGTTTGTCGATTTCTCTTTCCATCGACCTCTCATTACCGCCACCTGTGAACAAGTTACCGATACCACTTACAATTCCTGTAATGATATTCCACACCCCCTTAAGGATACTTACGATGATTTGTGGTAATTCGGAAATAACGGTACTGACAACTTTTGCAATTTTGTCAAACAGACCATCTATGAATTTTGTCGGGTCTTCACCAAGGGAGTCTATGATTTGCAAGATTGCACCGACCAAGCCTCCAGCCTTACCTCCTATCACGCTAATAAGCCCTCCTGTGCCACCTTTCCCGCCTATGGCACTAATAAGATTTGCGACACCGTCAGCAAAACCTCTCAATGTACCGTTCGACATCTGCTGCAACGCGGAACTGAAATTATTCAGCCCTTGAACGGCCGCATTTGTACTGTCTGTAAGGTCGCTCTTCTTGTTGTCCTTATCCTCTTTTGCATTATTCAAATCAACGGCCGTGGACTCGACTTCCTTTCTTGCAGCGTCAACCGTTGCTTGTGCTATCTTCCTCGTTGTATCTGTTGTAGCGGTTTCAAGTAGCTTTTCTGCTGTCCTTAAATCGTCTACAGCTTTAGCGTGCACTTTAGTTTTCTCTTTTAAGTTACGTACACTTTCTTGATATGCGCGTGTCTGCCTCTCTATCTCGCTCCATTGTGAGAAATTGAAAGGTGATGTCGCTGCGCCAGCACCCTCACCGCGCAACTTGTCTCGTAAATCCGTATAAGCTTTCTTATCTGCCGGGGAAAGAGCCTTGAACTCTGCTGTACGCATGTATTGCTCTATCTCTTTCAGCGTCTCCTTGGCAATATCTTTCAATACCCCACCTATACCGCCGAATGTTGCACCCCAGTCAATGTCAAGGGCAAGACTCGCAGCGTTGGATTTTGCAAGCGCACTTGATTTTTCCTTTTCGAGTAGTTTCTTACGGTTCTCGTCTTTCTCCTTGGCTATCTTCTCGTCATACTCTTTAGCTATGGCGTACATCTGCTGCTGCACGGTGCCATATTCTTTAAGATAGTCATAAAGGGACTGGAACTGCGACGCATAGAAACCTTTTGTCTCATTGCTATATTTGGTATCTATATTTTTACGAATGTCATCGAATTTCTTCTGTTCGCTTTTCGAGAGAGATACATTCTTGCCACCATTCGCCTCTTTTTTCTTGTCGAGATATTCCTGCTTTTGTTTTTCAAGTTGTTCTATCTCTTTTTGATGCGTAAGTTTCATGGCAGCGAGCGTCTTCTCGCTACTTTCTTCCAAACTGTCAATATACGATTGAGACAAAGTATCATCAAGTTGTATCTTCGCCTCATTATACGCGACATTTGCTTTCTTTTGTTCCTTTGCGGCTTTGGCTCTCTGCTTGCGTTCACGTTCTGCCTTGGCTGCGGCTTTCGTGTCACTGGTGGCGGAATACACTTTTTCCCTTTCGGAAATTGCGTTTATCTTCTTCCGGAGCTCTGCCCCTTTCTTTCCTTTTGCCTCTATCTCTGAAAGAGCATCAAGTTGCGCCTGTAATTCTTTCTTTTGGTCTTGAAGGTCTTTCTTTGTAGTAAATTTTGGCTTATTCCGCTTGTTCTGTTCGGACTCCAAGATTCCAATCTGTCCCTCCAATTCGGTTTTACTGAATGTTCCTTTAACGCCTCCAAAGTTAACTTTTCCATACTTTTTCCCAGTAAGCCCCATATTGGCAAGCAAATTTTTACGAAGATTGATTTGTTTTGTCAATTCGACATTACTTACACCTGTAAGGTTTTTGAGATAATTATCGGAATTATCTTTATTTATTTGTTTTGAAATTTCATTTTGCCGTTTAATAAGGGCTTTTTGTTCGTCCATCAAGGTTTGAGTGGATACACCAACATTATTGTCTTTATGCCCACTACTTCCAGTTTCCCTTGCTTTAAGAGATTCGTTTATGCTTGCAAGCCTCTTATTGATATTTCCAGACTCTATTTTTACATTTGTAATAGACTTTTCCATCTATTTCTGCAATCTTCTGTTTGATTTCAAGAATATGGGCTAATTTTTCGGTTTCTGTATCATATTTTCTGAAAATTGACGGATATTTTTGCTCTAATTTAATAAGAGCAAGTCTTCTGTTTTCAGTTGAAAGACTTTCGTTACCAGCTATGTCGCATAACTTTTGAATTTCCTCGCTATGTCTTTGTTCTTGCTCTATAAGTTTTTGCTTTTCCTCATTATATCGTTTGGTTGCATCTTCTACCCGCTCAGTTTGTGTTTTCATAGATATAAGACCACCTACAACCAATCCTAACGCTGTTGCCACCAATACATAAGGATTGGCAAGCATTGTAGCATTGAGTAGTTTTTGTGCTTTCTCCAGCAATAACATCCTTGTGTAGGCAAGTGTTTCAGCAAGAGTATATCCATTCGTTGTCATCGTAGCGACGGCAACAGCAGTTCTATAAATTCCGAATGTCGTAACAAGTCCAAGAAGAACGCGTCCTGTTCTCTCGTAATTCTCTACGAGCTTCGTTGCAGTCTGTACGGCTGTCATTACAACACCCTCGCCCTTCTGTCCAATCTCGTTAAACATATTGTCAAAACTCTCTTGCAGCATTGAGATTTGGCCGTTAAGCGTCTTTGCGCCCTCTTGTGACATACCGAAGAACTTGCCACCCTCTGATGTAACAGATATGAAAGCGTCTTGTACCATCTTGGAAGTGATGGTACCTTTAGACATTTCATCTTTCAGCTCGCCGATGGACTTGCCTGTCTTGCGTGATATTTCCTCCAATGGATTGAAGCCGGCATTGACCATTTGCATAAGGTCTTGCCCCATCAATTTGCCCGCACTACTCATCTGTGAGAAAGCAAGTGCAAGGGAGTTGAATTTCCCTGTATCGCCCATAGAAATATCGCCGATAGCTTTCAGATAATTGATAGACTTCTCGGCTTCGATACCGAAAGAAGTCATCATCTGAACAGCTCCGACCATATCTTTTGTGTTCAGGGGAGAAGCAAGGGCGTATTCCTTGATTTGGGACATTATGGAATTAAGGCGTTCTTGGTTGCCACCCAATAAGACTTTCAAAGAAGTCTCCATACTCTCGAACTCTGCTCTGACAGATATAATCTTACTTCCAAGTTCCTTTAGCCCAATGCCACCCATAATAGTTGCGGCAATACCTTTCATCTTAGAAGCCAGCAAGTTCATCGTCTGCGCTGTACCGCCGCCATCTTGCCTAAATAGTGTATACTCATCGCGGAGTTTCTTCACAGAGAGACGTGCCGTTGCCTGCTCTTGCGTAAGTCCGAACAGCGCAGCTTTCTCTTCGTCCAACGCTTTTCTTGCTGCTTTCCACTCTGCAAGTTTATCGCTTGCTACCATGGGGCTATGTTTCGCTGCATTTTGATATTCTTCTCCCAAACGTTTTACGTCTGCTGCAACATCTTTAACTACAGCCTTTTGTGCAATTATCTTCTCTGTAAAATTATTTACGCTTTGTGATGCTGCAAATATCTTCTGTTTGAAGTCGGTTTCCACTGCTACGGAAGCCTGCACAATCTTGCCAGTTACATCATTGAGTTCTTTTGATGTCTGCTGTAATTTACTATTGAGAATATTAAATGATGCTGGGCTTTGAATGGCATCAACGCCTTTTATCTCCTGCTTCAACCTTGCAATCTCTTCTCTTAACTTCTGAACTTTCTCCCATTCAGCGTTGATACGAAATGATAACTGTGCCATATTTACTTCTTTCTTCTGTTTGCCAATTCCTTACCGCTGATTTTCTTTACTACATCACCGTACACCTCGTGTTGCTTGTCTCGTTGCATGATGATGAGATTGCGGTAAGGAATTTGATTAACTACTTCGTCATACGTCAGATGCAAGCTATCCATGAATGACGCTATTTGTCCCAAAAGGGTTCTGTTCCCGACTACTTCGGACTTGCTGCCAGCAGGCTTGCGTTCTTCGTCAAACTGACAGCTTTCAAGAAAGGGTTGATGCCAATTAAATCGATAGCTGAAGAAATCGCATCTACAACCTCCTCGAATGTTCCCTCTGACAACTCTTCGCTAAGTGACAAATCTCCTTTCACAAGCCACGACAATGCTTTTGCATACGCTTCAAAGTTCTTTGCTGCAAGTAGCATGTCCTTAATGGTCCCCTCGTCTCCAAAATCGATGTCACTGATACACGAAATTGCGCCGGCGAGTTTCTTTATTGTTGGAGGCTGGATAGGATATGCCTTGTTATTTACGTAGACAATAGAATAATCACCGCCTATGATAGCCTCTGATATTAACTTGCTTGCTTTACTCATAATGAAAATAAAAAGGGGTGGAGGTGGTTGTTAGCCACGTTCCACCCCGATGTTATCCTACAATCTTATTACCTTAAACCAAGGCCTTTACTTCTGCCTCGTCGAAGTTATACTCACTTGAAACTCCGTCAACAGTAGGTGTTTGCACAAGGCCTTTAACTGCAAGTGCGATAGCCTTGTCTGTGTTTGCCTCGCGTGTCACAATCTGACAATTTGGGAAGATAAACCAAACATCATCTTCTGTAAGACAGAACAAGGCCTTTTTGATAACAACCTTGTCATTCGAGCGTTTCCACCCGACGGGATTGTCCTTATCTGCACCCGCTCCACCTTTCTTGACGATTTCACCACCCATAAGAGCGGCTTTCGTCGCATAATCATATTGTCCGATAGAGAATTGCGGAGTTAACTCACCCGGCGTTGTGTCATAGCGATAAGCCTGCCCTGTGAGCTGGTTCTTGTAAGGAGTGACGGAAGCCTCGCTCTCCTCAATAGTCCACGTTTCGCCGTGCACGTTCTTCACTTCTGCCTTTGCCGTGATTGCAGCTTTGATAAGTGTTTTTGCAAAGTCTGCCGTAATATCCTTATTCACTACGGAAGTATCAGCATACATGATGCGCTTGATACCAACAGCTGAAATTAATCCCATAACTATTTTACATTTAATGCGTTAAACAATATTCTACAATTAACAAAATGGCACTTCAAAGCAGTGTCCGCTTCAATGTGAATAGTATCTACCTCGTAGCGGTATCTCGTGCCGCCAAACGTCCCTGTTACGCTTCTGAAGAGTTCCTTTGCCTTTCGCTCCAATTCCTTTAATCGGAGTGTGTTGGCAATATTCACCCCTAAATCGGGCACGCACAGATTGACTTCACAAAAACACTTCTCCCAAATCTTCTCGGGGGTCTGTCCTTTCACGTGGATAGTAATGCGCTCGTCTTTCAGTTCTCCCGTGAGGGTCTTGCCAAAAGGAACTATCTCTATCCCAAACGCCTTGCAATCTCTGTAGAGAATATCCGCTATGTCGGTAGTTACTATCATTCAAAAATCTCTTTCAGTTTCTTCTCGGCTCTCAATGCTGCACCACTCAATACATCAAATCCCTTTGCCTCGACGTATGAAGCGTAGTCGGCGGTGTTCTCCAATGCCAGCCCGTCCTTGTCTACATCGTAGGTGTTGGACTTCTCCAAGTTTCCGGTGCGGTTCTGATAGGTGTGGTTTTCTTTTGCGTCCTTTACAGCTGCATCGCCAACACTCGTCACAGATTTCTCAACCTCCAACTCGCCATCTTTGAAGAATTGGTCCACATCGGAGAAATCGCTGTCTATAACCATAATTCAGAATTATTGAAATAGTTCGCGTTTTTAACGATGTAAACCTTTCCCTCTCCCCTTACGCTGTCACCCTCAAGACACCTCACCTCCGTTCCTGCTTTGACTTCAACCCGAATTTCACATACCACGTGATAAGATGGTCGGTACACCTCGCCATTGGGAGAGTTAAACTCCTTTGTAGTGTTATCGTCGCATCTGCATCGGCAAAGTGTTACCCACTTCTCTCCACCTGTATTAGGGATAGCATGCCCAAACTCGTCCTCTTGGAACGGAAGAGCTTGCTTTACCTGTAATATGTGCGGGGCGTATATCATAGAAAGCGGATTTTCGGTTTGTTATCATTGAGTTCGTCTTTCAGTCCATACTGCCTGCAAAGTAGGGAGTAGTAATCCTTGATGCCTTGGATATTCCACGACATGGAAAAACCACTCTCGCCAATTGATGTAGCACGGAGTAAAAGGGACGGAATGAAGCGAGCCACAGCTACTGATATAGCTTCAATGGTATCTGACTCAACATCATCGTCTAAGTCTTTATGAGCATTGAGAGACATATCTAACAAGTCAGCTTCCGACAGTTGTATGCCGAAAGACTGAAACTTGTCTGATATGTACTTGCTTACTGTCATTTTGTCAGCTTAGTGAGGTTCAAGTGAGTGATGAGCGTCGGGTCCGCAATCTGCGGTATCCACTCTGCGGTGTACTCAAGGTAACGCCCGTTGTGGTCTCGGTTGGAAGCCACGAGCATATCACCCTCACCTGCTGCCGAATAGTTCATGCCCGGAACGGGGTCGGTCTTCTCATACGGCGTGTGGTAGCGCATGTATCCAATCTTGTCTTGCGGAAGCATGGTGATATGGCCGTCTGCATAGACCTGCACGTTCTTGCCGTTCTGTTCCTTGACGTAATCGTCCTTGATTTCGATTGCAGGGAGACCGATGCCAGTGAACAGCTGTGAAGCCAATTCGGACGTAACCAACCCGGTTGAGAGGTACATCTGATTCTGCCCCAGCTGCATCTTGAACATGTCGCCGAACTCCGAAGAACCGATGATATGTTTGACGAACGTGCCGCGGCTCATAATCATCTTGGCGTACTTGCCGAAGTCCGGAGCAATCTCGTTAAGCTTGTTCATCAAGAAAGTAACCATCTTCTTCTTTGAGCCGTCGATAACATCGCTGTCCTGCAAAGTGATGGTGTTCATCGGAAGTTCAATATCGAGGAACTCGGTAGCTCCCTGCTCGCTCTGCGCCTTGTCCTTGTTGCGGACTTTCGCCTT